TCTTATTTGATCCAAGTGTTTTACATGCAAGTAGTTTATGTGATGACAAAAAAAGAAGAGTAACAGTTAATTTTAATTATTTTTAAAGGAGAAATATGAAAAAAAAGAAAACTAAAAAAATAAAAAAACTTACATACCCTGAACAATTAAACAGGGAAGATTATTTTAAATGTCCTATATGGTTTGCTGATGAACCTAAATTTGTTAATGATTTAAACAAAGCATCTGACAAATATATTACTCAAGCTAAAAAAAATCTACAACCAGATATAGATAAACGTAACAAGACAAATAAAACTAAAGGTGATTTAGGTAGTGTCTATCATTCAACATCTTTAATAGGGGATCCTGCATTTAAACAATTACAAGATTATATCGGTGCAACTTCTAATAATTTATTAATTGAAATGGGCTTTGATATGTCTGGTTACACTTTATTTACTACAGAAATGTGGGTGCAAGAATTTGCTAAAAATGGAGGTGGACACCATACATTACACACACATTGGAATGGTCATATTTCTGGTTTTTATTTTTTAAAAGCTAGTGATAAAACATCTATGCCTTTGTTTGAAGATCCCAGAGCAGGTAATTTAATGAATCTTTTACCAGAAGCAGATAAATCAAAAGTAACTTATGCAAGTTCAGCCATTCATTATAAGGCAGAACCAGGTCGAATGATATTTTTTCCTTCGTATATGCCACATCAATACACTGTTGATATGGGTGTTGAACCGTTTAGATTTATACATTGGAACTGTCAAGCAATACCAAATGGGGTTTTAAATGTTAAATAAATTTAAAGATATAAAAAAAGCTTTTATAGATTCTATTTTAAACGGACACTCTAAAGGAAATAAACCAGATTTAATTAAAACATTAATTAAAAATAAACAAATTAAAATTAGATTAAAAGGAAAAAATGTCATTCAAAAAAAATAAATACACAGTATTAAAAAAAGTTATTTCACCAGAGTTAGCAAATTTTGTTTACAAATATTTTTGTAACAAGAGAAAGACAGCAAGATTTTTACTTGATCAAAAATACATTTCACCTTTTACAGAATATTTTGGTGTGTGGAATGATGAACAAGTTCCAAATACCTATTCACATTATAGTGACATTGCAATGGAAACTTTATTAGAACAAGTAAAACCTATTATGGAAAAACATACTAGTTTAAAATTAAGTCCTACATATTCTTATGCAAGAATTTATAAAAAAGGAGATGTCTTAGCTAGACATAAAGATAGATACTCTTGTGAAATATCAACAACATTAAATCTAGGTGGTGATCCATGGTCAATTTATCTAGATCCAACAGGTAAGAAAGGTCAGGCTGGAATTAAAGTCGACCTCAAACCTGGAGATATGCTTATATATTCTGGTTGTGAATTAGAACATTGGCGAGAAGAATTTAGAGGTAAGGACTGTGGACAGGTATTTTTACACTATAACAAATCCTCATCTAAAACTGCAAAAGAAAATCTATATGATAAAAGACCATTTTTAGGGTTGCCTGCTTGGTATAAAGGCTTTAAAATACCTAAATAATATTGTATATAATAATATGGCGGGAGATTCCACCACATACTCTCCTGCCTTTTTATTAAAAGGTTTTTTATATGTTACAAAAAGTAAATTTTCAGCCAGGATTTAACAAACAAGTTACATCAACCGGAGGCGAAGGCCAATGGGTTAATGGTGATAATGTTAGATTTAGATATGGCACTCCAGAAAAAATAGGAGGTTGGGCACAACTAGGTTCAGTAGATATTACAGGACGTAACACAGCACTACACCATTTTGTAAATGCTAGTGGTATTAAATATGCAGCATTAGGTACTAATAGAATATTGTACGCATACTCTGGGGGTATTTTTTATGACATACACCCAATTAAAACTACAACAACTTTAACAAATGCATTTAGCACTACTCAAGGTCAGCCAACAGTTACAATAACTTTTGCATCAGCGCACAATGCAGACAAAGGTGATATTATATTATTAGATAATTTTACTAGTATTACTAACTCTGGTTTTAACTCAACTAATTTTGAAGACAACAAATTTCAAATTACAAGTGTACCAACAACAACTACATTAACTGTAACAATGGCATCTAATGAATCAGGATCAGGTGCAAGTACATCTGGTGGTATCAGAGTAAAACTTTATTATTCTGTTGGACCTGCAGTAGAAGTTGCAACAACAGGTTGGGGTCTTGGATCATGGGGTGGTGTACAACAAGGACAATTTACATCAACGCTATCATCAGGAATTAATGCATCGATAACTTCATTAACTATGGCAAGTTCAACATCATTTCCATCTTCAGGTACAGTACAGATTGGTTCTGAACTAATTACTTACACTGGAAATAGTAGTGGTACATTATCTGGATTAACTAGAGGTGCAGCAGGAACCACGGCAGCAATACACTCATCTGGTGCAACTGTTACAGATGCATCAAACTTTTTTTCATGGAACGCTGCAGCATCAGGAGATATTGTTACAGCACCTGGGCTATGGTCATTAGATAATTTTGGTAACAAACTTATTGCAACTATATCAGGTGGAGAAACATTTGAATGGGACTCAGATCCTATAACAGCAAACAACACAAGAGCAACTTTACTTCCTAATGCTCCAACATCATCAGCTTTTAGTTTAGTATCTACACCCGATAGACACTTAATATTTTTTGGAACAGAAACTACAATTGGAACTAAATCATCAAGAGATGAAATGTTTATTAGATTTTCTGATCAAGAAAACATTGACTCAACAACTTCTTACGCACCTAGTGCTGTTAATACAGCAGGTACGCAAAGACTAGCAGATGGATCTAAAATTGTAGGAGCCATTAGAGGTAGAGATGCAATATATGTTTGGACCGATACAGCATTATTTATTATGAGATTTGTTGGTGCACCTTTTACTTTTTCATTTCAACAAGTAGGTACTAACTGTGGATTGATTGGTAAGAATGCCGCCGTTGAAGTTGATGGTTCTGCTTATTGGATGTCAGAAAATGGTTTCTTTAGATACACAGGTAAATTAGAATCACTTCCATGTTTGGTTGAAGATCATGTTTACGATGATATTAACACAATTCCAAAACAACACATCAATGTAGGTTTAAATAATTTGTTTGGTGAGGTCATGTGGTTTTATCCAAACTCAGGAGCAGGAACTGTTAATAGAATGGTGGCTTATAATTATCTAGATTCCACACCTCAAAGACCAGTGTGGACTACAGGAACCCTAGCAAGATCTGCATGGCAAGATTCTGCAGTGTTTGGTCAACCTCACGCAACTGAATATAATACAAGTGGCACAACACCTACGACAAGTAAAGATCATGTAATTGGATGCACTGATGGTACGTCAACGTACTTTGAACATGAAAAAGGATTAGATCAAATTAAAGAAGGAGCTACAAGTGCAATAACTGCTAATATAGAATCTGGAGATTTTGATATAGGAGCACAAGGATTACAAGGTGATGGTGAGTTTATGATGAAAATTAGAAGAGTCTTACCTGACTTTCTATCTCAAACAGGAGATGCTATTATTACATTAAACCTTAAAGATTTTCCAAATGACACTGCAGCAAGTTCCTCTCTTGGTCCATTTACAGTAACCAGTGGTACACAAAAAATAGACACACGTGCAAGATCTAGATCTATTGCATTAAAAGTATCTAATAGTAGTACAAGTCAATTTTGGAAACTAGGTACGTTTAGATTAGATATACAACCGGATGGCAGAAGATAATGGCTAGAATTGTACAATCACTTACACAACCTACAAAAGATTATGACGAACAAATACAACAATCGTTTGTTAGAGATATAGATAGTATTGTGCAAAAATTAAATACAACTTTCCAACAAGACATTAAAGACGAAGCAGAAGCGGAGGCTTATTACTTTGGCTAATACATTTTTAAATAAAAAAGTAGATTTAACTACAACAGGTGTAACAACATTATACAC